CTTGTAACCCGTTTTCAACGATTTCGTATTTTTGCATTTCTTTCTTTACCTCTTCTTTATTCATTTTGTTTTGCTCCTTTGTTTGTATTTTGTAACCTTTCTTGATTACAAATATAGTATATCACGTTTGTTATACACTGTCAATAGTTTTGTTGAAAAATTTTTTAAAAATAAAAAAGAGTCTGACTAAGATAGTCAAACTCTTTGTGATGATGCGATTATTTAACCGTAATTAACCCGTCAGGCTCAATCGTGAAAGCCTCTTTTGTAGCCATTTCGCCATTTGATTTGAGGTAGTACCAACCATTGCCACTCTTAATGTATTGGTCGCTCTTCATATCGCCGTTTTTAGCGTCGCAATAGAACCAGTGGTCTTTGTATTTGACCCAACCTGTTTGCATTTCGCCTGACAGATTGAAATAGTACCATTTTCCATCGATTTGCGCCCAACGTGAACGAATTGAAGCGCCTCGAGCGTCGTGATAGTAGTAGAACGTGCCGTCAAAATACCATTTGTTGATTAAACAATAGCCGTCTTTGTCGAATTGGAACCATTCATTGCCGATTAGTTCGTTAATATCAACAGGATATGTTCCGTCTTTACGGCGATACCACCATCCCTTCTCGTCCTTAACCCAACCCTCGGAAGTTTGAACCTCTGCGTCAATCATTTCTTGAACCGTGTTTCCTAGGCTCATGTAATGTTTAATGCGTCGAATGATAAAATCACGAACGCTGTTATTTGAATTTCCATGTAATTCGAGCGTACGAGCAGGGCAACTTGTTGATGAAAATTCATTGTGTAGCTTGATTGTGTCATAGTTAGGCTCAACACCATAAAATTTCATATCTTCCGCCATTTGACGCAAGCACATTTCCTCATTTTCTCTAAAATCAACATCGTTTGTTGAAAATTGTTGACAAACCTCGTAACCGATTGAGTTCATATTGCCTTCATAGTTTGCTGTACTCCATGAGCCGTTATAAGTATTTTCAACACGCACAATCGCATTACGGTCGATGTAGTAGTGTGCAAACCCTAACTCTGACTGCCCGTTGTTGTAACGGCTTTGCAACCACCCGATGTAGTCCTTTGCGCTCATACTCCCTGCGTCGTTGTGCAAAATGAAATACTTTGGCGCCTCTGTTGGTCTAGCGCCTGCGATACCTTGGAAAATGTCTTTGTTAATAATTTCTACCATGTTTTTTACCTCTTTCTTTTTTGTTTATTTTTTTAGTTACGGCAACGTTGTCGGCCACGGGTCACTTGTTAAGTACGAGATAGAACTTACCCGAATGTCGCCGATGTCTCTATCTGTTGGAACGGGGTCGGTAAATTGGAAACGTAACATGTTACTATCTCCTTGACCGCCTAAGTACCAAGTGCCATACGGCGTGCCTTTGTCATTGTATATCCCGCCAATTAAACTTGATTCTGAGCGAAAACCAACGGGAATGCCTCCCAATCCTAAAATAAATACATTTCTTTCACGGTCTGAGGGCTGTAATTGATACCCAACGCCACCACGTCGAACGATACCAAACCAACCCCAACTCAAACCACCGAATTGGTATGTAACCGTGTCATTTTTGCGCCGTACTTGCAAGTATGAGTTTCCTAATTTTGAAACGATGTTCATTTTTCTCCAACCCGTATCGCCTATAAGGATTTCCCATCCTTGAGAGTCGTTTCCTCGGCGTTTTATCCACTTTAAAGCACCGTTTGTAACATTCGTATCAACGTATGTCGTCCCAACGGGCGCTGTTACTTTACCATTCGGAAAGCCTGTTCCGTGAATTTCGTACTCGTTCGCTTGTGCTGTGTTTCCGCTAGGAGTTGCGGTTGTTGTCGGCAAAGTGATACTGCCACCGCCGTCTGACAACGTAACAACATTACCTGCTATACTTAACTTTTGCGGTACACCTACACCGTCCGAACCTTTAGGACCAGTAGGACCTTGTGGACCAGTAGGACCTGCGGGACCAG